ATCGAGACTCCCGAAGCAAATAACCCGATCGATGATCTGATTAAAACCCGAGCAATGCGAGCTGATACTTGGGTAAAGGCAAAAGGGACATGGTTTGATGATCGACAAAGTAAGATTGATTCCGCTTCTCAAAAATCTGAACCATCATTGTTTAAGCTCAGTATCGATATGATGCAAAAGCAAACCATCGAAAGTTTGAAAGCTGTTAAAAAGTTTTTGGTCGATGAGAAAAATTATTCTCCGATGAAATCTGGAATCCGAGTTGATCATGTTGGATCAAGAAAATCATGGGTAATTAAAGCAGAGATCAAAGATAAAAAAGAACTCAGGAGAAGAATTAGAGATGCGATGGATTCGTTCAAGGCAGATTGGGAAAAAGGTTATATCAAAACCTTAGACCCAACTTTGGATCTTGGTTACAACGTCGCGCTCGATGTTCCGTTTGATATCCCTTCGAAGGATGAAATAGCCGTTCTTGGAGATAAGAACAAAGATAAACGCCGTACTCTTTTAGCTGCTCGTGGATTAAGAACGTTTGCAGATATGAGCGAAACGACCACAGAAAAAATCATGACGATCATCACGAACGGAGCAAAAGAAAATTTAAGTGTTGGTGAGATTGTCAAAAACATCGTTGATAAAATTACCAACGTGGACAACATAAGATCGAGAGCGGAAACGATTGCTAGGACTGAAACTCTCACTGCTGTATCAATCGGGCAAGCGGCAGCAATGAAAGATGCCGCAAAGTTTATACCGAATCTTAAAAAGATGTGGCTTACTGCGGGAGATGATCGAGTTAGAGGATTAAAGTCCTCAGATCAAAAAGATCATGCCAATATGCATGGTGATGTTGTTAAATACGATAAAGACTTTATCGAGCCAAAGACTGGAGAGAAAATAGCCTATCCTCGCGCTCCAGGTGGATCTGCTGCAATGGTTATAAACTGCCGTTGTACTTGGGTAATGTTGCCAGATGATGAGATGAAAGAAGTAGAGAAGAATCCTGATAATTTTAGCCTACCACAGGAGCCATAATAATGACCATTTACCTAAATTTTCCGTTCGAGACGAAACTAAAATCCAATGGATCAATTTACATTGAGGGATATTCTAATAAGAATGTTCCCGATCGTGGTTTTGAGAGAGTAGAGCCAAAAGGTGGAAGGTTTGAAAACTATCAAAAAAATCCTGTGATCCTTTTCGATCATGGCAAAGATCCTGCCTTTGGTTCCATGCCTGTTGGCAGAGCTATTACTGTGGAAGCGAGGGATGATGGACTTTATACGAAGGCTTATATCTCTAATAGCAAGACTGAAAAGATTTCAGCAATTAGGGATTTGGTCGAAGAAGGAATCTTAAAAACTTTTTCTATTGGCTTCGATCCTTTGCATGATGAAAAGGACGCTGATGGAATCCGAGTGATCACAGATTACGAATTGATCGAGCAGTCGATCGTACCGATCCCAATGAATCAAGATTCGACGTTCTCAGTTTTACAAAAAAGATTCGTAAAGAATAAAAATTATTTTGGTCAAATGTTTTGCGAGGAGCGAAAGCTACTGGCTAAAGGTGCGGTGGATGCTGCTGGAATTGTTAGCCTAGCATTTAAGTCTGGGAAAAATATCGAGCCAATTTATGGACGAGTTGCTAAGATAACGCAGACACCTATGGAAATTATTAGAGCTGCCATGCTTGGCGATATCGTTCCAATGCCTCAAAATATTAAACATGCATTTATAAGATTATTGAAAGGGCAAAAAATGGAAGAGCAAGATCCGAAAGAAAAGCCATCGATGAAAGCTGATCCTGCTGAGCCTATTATGGTTCTCTTAAAAGTTATGGTTCCAAAAGATATGTTCGACGATCTGGAAATGGCTGGGCAGTTTGTCGAGGAACATGGTTATAAGGTCGGAGTCGGGGAAGAAACCGACGAATATTTTATCTTTCAGCAAGTTGAGGGAGAAAGTTTAGATATCGCTGGTAGCTCCCAAGTTAAGCTCGGAGATGGCTTGATTGGTTTGGTTGCTCCATCGAAAGGTGCCAAGTCGGATGATAAAGCCGATGACAAGGCTTGCACCACTGAGAAGCCAAAAGAAAAATCTACCAAAGCAGAGGAATCACCAACGATTGCGATTCCTTCTGGTTCTGCTGCTGTCCCGCCGGATCAAAATCCACATTTAGAGCTGATGCGACAAACCAACGTTTTGCTCGGAGCTTTGATCCAAGAGGTTCAAAAATTGAGCGAAAAAATTGTTAAAATCGAGGCACCAAAACCCACAGAAACGGAGCAACAAACGACAGAAAATGAAGATGAGGAGGACTCCGAAATGGAATCTATGAAGTCACTTGATAAACTTTCAAAAGTCCGTGATAATATAGATCAAGTCCTCAAACGAATGAATTTTTGATTCCTACCAATCTTTTTTAAAAAGGATTTTACATAATGGGCGATGAAGCAACTGAATTGAAAACTCTTCTTTCCCGAGTTGAATCAGCAGAAAAAAAAGTAAATGAACTTGAAAATGAGAAAAAATCTTGGTTGGAGCAAGGATCTTATAAAGCTCCTGTTGCAGGTGGAACGAGTTTAGAGCGAAAAGCTCTAACCTATTTCGGTGTAAGCCATCCAAAACAGCTGCTCGGCGTCAATACCCAAGCAGCTCGTTTTGCCAAAGTACCTGATGAAGTAAAGCATCTCGTTCGTGAATTCAAAACGGCAGTTGATACTAGCCGTTGGATCTCGCAGATGTTCCATGGAGAAGCATTTGACTCCATGGGCAAAAAAGATGATTCCGGTGATAATTTGCGATCTGTTAAAGGATCGCTAGACCATTATTATGGACGCAATGTTCTTGCTCCAATGATCAAGGCTTTTGGTTCAACAGTGGTTGGAGCCGGAGATGAATGGGTACCAACCGCAGTGGCCGCCAGCTATATCGACGAGTATGAACTAGATAAGGTTTTGGAGCAGCGATTCCGAACTGTCCCAATGCCTACGAATCCCTTTGAACAACCAGTTAAAACTGGAGTCACAAAGGCTCGTAAAGCAACGGAAAATACCGGAATAACAGATTCTAATTTTAGCACTACCAAGATTAGTTTTTCTGCAACAAAGTTAGCAGAATACTATATCTTGCCCGACGAATTAACCGAGGACTCTGCTCCCGATTTTATGGCTGCTGGCCGTGAGGAAGTTGTTCGCGCTCAAGTCCGCGCTGTTGAAGCAGCAACGATCAACGGTGATGATGATGGAACTCACATTGACTCTGATACTCAAGCTGCTGCCGCTGATGTAGCTGAGAAGATCTGGAAAGGTCTCCGACGGCAAGCCTTGGCTAACTCTGCCAATGGTTCGACTGTGAACTTTGGAGCAGCTTTCACGAAGACTCTACTTCGTCAATTGCGAGCTGCCATGGGTATCATGGGATCGAATCCTCGCGAGTTGCTTTGGATCGTTGGTCCATCGGTTTATACCCAGTTCTTGGCTCTTGATGAAGTATCGACCATCGATAAATTTGGTCCACAAGCTACCGTCCTTCAAGGAGCTTTGGCGGCTTATCAAGGCATTCCTATCATCGAATCGCAATATATGCGTGAAGATCTGAACGCTTCTGGCGTTTATGATGGTGTCACCACGACTCTAGGCGGTATTCTGTTGGTTAATGCTACCCGATGGTACTTCGGCCAACGAAGCCCGATCAAAGTCAAGATGATGCCTGACTTGCCAAACCAAGATAGGATGCTACTCTCCTCTTATCAGCGTAAAGATTTTAAAGGTCACACTCAAAGTGCGACAGAAAAATCTGTTGTTTATGGCTATAACGTGCTTAAATAAGCAGCGTTGACCCAGTATGATAGGAGAGGATTTTTTTCCTCTCCTATTTTTTTTAGGATTAAAATATGGCTGATATACCTTTTAGATTAGGCTTATACGAAGCCAAAACAATAGTCCCAATTCAAATATTTGATCCTGGGACTCACCATGTAATCATAGGAATGCCAGCGGGAAATTCTCTTTTATCAACTGTCTTTGTCCAAGATTTAGATCCAGCAACGACGGTAAAAGTCAATTACTATGATTTTGGTCCAGGTGATGGGACATTAGCAGGTGAGAGAGTTGATCTAGAAGGACATACTCTTATTACCACCGCACCAATTTCTAATCGAAGAATTATTAGCCGATTAGTTAATAAACCTCGATTAGAAATTATAGTTACTGGTGGTCAAGCTGTCTTAGGCATTCATATTGGAGTTGTATCAGACTTTCCACAAGAGCCTGAGCTACTGGATGGACAAATAGCTGATTTTACTTCAGACAAAGGATCGCCTTTAATGATCCTTGGCTCTGATGATAAATGGTACGCGTGGCGTGGGGATAATGGTGTTGGTTCCGTCACTTCTAAGCCGTCAGGTCTATCAAACAGTGGTAAAATATCAGAGATCGTTATCGATGATATATCTTGGACGCCATTACCAGCGTCTGCCTTAACAAATAGAAATTCTTTATCTATCCAAAATTTGTCAGGAACAGAAATAAAATTAAATTACGATCCATTAACCGTTGGTTACGTCGGGATAAAGATGGGGAATCTAGCCGAAAGGCATTATGATATTACTAATAATATAACAATTTACGCAAAGAGCTATCCAGGTTCTGGAAGTAGAACAATAGTAATTGAGGAATTAAGCTAAATTAAAAGGAGATCCAAATGACTCTAGTATCAGGTGGAAAATCCCAAGTTTCGGCGAATACAAGCTCAATTCAAAATGGCGATAATATCGCCTCGTATCTTTTGGACTCGGCAGGAAATTTAATAGCATCCACTGATATCGGTGGCACCAAGTATTTAAATATGTTTGCCGCTGGAACTTATGCCGAGGATTCGGCTCATGTAAGCGGAGACTATTTACATGGGATTGCATTCGTTAGAAATGATGCTGGAACAGCTTTAGCAGCGGATGGGGACTATATTCCTCCGACTACTGACTCGTCTGGAAATTTGCGCGTATCAGTAACGATTCCATCGGGGCAGGATTTTACTCATGCTGAAGATGATGCAAGTTCAAATGGTGCTATCGGAGCCTTGATGCTTTGCGTTAGAAAAGATATTGCTGGGACTCAGGTATCAGCAGATGGTGATTACTCATGGTTACAGCAGAATAAAAAAGGATCTTTGAGAGTTTCATCAAAAGCAGAAACCGCGATTCTTCAGCAGATCGTAACAGTAGGGACAACAGCAGTACAATTACCAGCAACATCGTTGGTAAATCGAGAATCATTACTTATCCAAATGCTATCAGGTGGACAACTTTATATTGGTTCTGCAACGGTTACAAATTCAGGAGCAACGCGAGGAATAAGACTTGGAAACGGTGGGTTTCTTAATCTTGATGTGAGTGACGATATCGCGGTATATGGCATCGCCGATGCTGCTGGAAAAGAAGTCGCAATTTTAGAGGTCGCATAATGGAAGTGAGTAATATTAGCAAAGATGACTGTAAAAAATTGGCTGAGTTTTTGAACTCCCTACGCAACATGGTAGGGGGTTCTCCCAATTTTCAATCGGCAATCCATTTCTCAGATGGTGTGCGGTGGTTGCAAAATTTGGCTGTAAAAATGGCTGAAAAATATTCGATTGAAATAGATGATAATATAAAAAATATGGATAAAGAAAATTTTAAAATAAAAAATTATTCTCCTGGAGCCTCGGAATGACTTTCAGCGGTGGTGATTTAGATAATAGTACCCGCCTTGAAGGTGGGACAGATGGCACAAAGATTGGGAATACTGGTGATCGTCTACGAGTCGAGGCAGCATATTCTTCTGCTATCTTTCCAGCATCTTGGGATAAGAACCTTCG